CCACCAGTAAAGGGGGAGCGGCATGACGTTCGACCTTCAATCGCTGATCCGGCAGGCAAGCACGGAACTCGGCAGCGCCGCATGCCGATCCGGCCGCCACGACTGGACGACCATCGGTGGCAGAGGATGCCCGCACCCGGAGGACATCGGGGAAGGCCAATGTTCACAGACCGTCTACGTCTGCCGCACCTGCGGTGACACGGACTACGGCGACAAGGGCGGACCTGGGCACGATGACTGCATGGCGTGCCGGTACAAGTATCTGGCAACAGACGAAAGTTGGTGGTGCGCCACCAGTAAAGGGGGAGCGGCATGAAAGCAATCAACGAGAGCGCCGCCCGACCGTATCTGGCGCTTGGTGGAAATGCATGGCTGAACAAGGCCATAGACCGGACGAAAGTGAAGGAGTGATATGCATCCACAACGAACGAGTTTGCCCCCGAGTTCGCGCCATTCACGGCGGCTACCGTGGCCAAGCCTCGACCAGTCGCCGATGCCGGCTAGAGCATTCGGCGTAAACCTCGATCAGTTGCGCGCCCCACCGCAGCACCGTCCCTGATTGCCCGTCACGGAGTTGCGGCACTTGCGGGCACGCTGTCGCCAGATTCGCCGGGATCTCCGTTGGCTCGGGAGATAGCGGACTGGATGACGCGCAGCCCTGCAGGATCAAGGCAAGCACGATCACGATATTCGATTTGAGTGACAATTTTCTCTACCTCCTGCGTGATAGGCGCAAATTCCTGCTTGATCACGATCTTGTCGGCTTCATGCGCGATCGCCGCCGTGTTGCTGTTCTGTCTGCGTAGGCGCTCCGTGGCGCGCTGGTTGACTTGGCGGGCTTGTTCTGCGATGGCATCCTGGCCAGCGTGCCACTTGATGCCGCCAGCCACGCCCGCTAGGAAGATGCCAACGGCGACTACGGCCTGAATCAGGAACGTGCTCATCCCTTGGCTTCCTGGGTGTGTAGTGGGCGGGTTGGCGGTTCGGCCACTTAGCCAGTCAGGTGTGATACCCGGCAGGACCTTCCCAAAAATGTCACGGTGCGGGCGTGAAGTCCACGTAGAACTTGTCGCCGACCTTGAACTTTCCGAACAGAGCCGGGTTGGCAATGTTGATGGTCAGATGGGCGCTCGGAGAGTACCTGGCATAGGTGTTGTCTTCGTCGGCCCCCTCCCCTTCGTATTTGGTGGCGCAGACCGCGTGCATGGTCAGCCCTTCCTGAGACACTTGGGTCCGTTCTTTGTCGCTGAAGTATTGGTGGACGAATCCGACCTGGAGTTTTGCGCGCATGGTAGTCATATTGAACTTTCGTGTGGTGCCAGTTCTTTAATCGCGGTGACTGGCGGAAACCGGAAACTTCACGCGAACGCCTCGCGCGCGAGCGCCGCATGGTGCTCCACTTCTGCCAGGCAGGCCAGCAGCAGGACCAGTTTGGCGGCGATGCTCATCCCATCGCCGCCTGTAGGTTCGCCGCTATCCGCTTGGACCACCCGCGCCCGAATGTTGACCACGTTGGAAGGTCCGTCATCATCGCCAGACGGTGGCCGTTGTAGCGTGCACAAATAGACTGCGGGCTGTATGTGCTTGCCGCCATCAGCGTGCGCGGACCAACAACACCGTCGGCGTCGACGAACACGGCGCGCTGCAGCCACCGGATGGCCTGCGCCGGGCCCGAGTTGTAGGCCCCGTCGAACAGGTCAAATCGCACAGCATCTGGCATCGCGTCGGCGCTTACCGCGTCCCAATACATGCGCTTGGCGATCTCTTTTGCCGTGGCCTTTGGTAAGTCGCGCATCTCTCCGAGATACCCATTTTTGCGGGCTGTTATGCGGGTGATCCCGTAACGGGTTTCGCCTCCAGGGTCTGCCAGATTGTTGCTGTATCCGCCCTCGTGTCCAAGCAGCTTTTCAAATGCATCATCAAACGTCATGGCTCCAGTCTCCCAAGGTCAGAGTCCAGCGCACCCGGCGCTGTCGGCTGGGTGTCAGGACACCCGAAATCGCTATCTGGCGCCGGCGCGCTGTTCGGTGTTGAATCAACGTCGAACGGCTCCTGGACCTCGCGCCACCAGTCGAGCAACACCGCCCGCCACTTCATTGCTTAGGGCCGTCGCGGCGCAGGTTGTCCACCAGGTCGCCAAGCCTGGCCAGGGCCATGTCTCCCAGCGCGCCGAGCAGGCGCGATCCGAGATAGCCCGACAGGAAGATGGCGCCGCCGGTCTCGAAGCGGCCCAGGCCCATGCTCGAGCACAGCCCGTACACCAGGAACCCGATGCCGCCGGAGAGCCAGATCGCGCGCCAGACCTCGGGCCACAGGTGGAAGCCCTGCGGCACTGGCTGGCTTTCGTCGAGCCGGTTGCGCTGGGCGATGCTGAACTCCAGGGCGCGCTCGCTGGTGCGCGTGAGGCCTCCCCACAACGCGATGACGCCGGCCACCGCGATCTGTGGCCACGGCAGGCCCAGCAGGTCGGCGTCGGTGGCTGCATACACCAGGCCCGATGCGGCGCATCCGGTGATGGCCAGAAACAGGTGGGCGAAGGTGCGCGCGTTAAACATGCCACCCCCGCACTGCGCACGTCCAGCTGAACCAGGCGGCCATCAGACCATTCATGATGTACCCCAATGGAAGAAAATCCTCGGGCCCGAGCGACTCGCCGATGCTGGCGTAGGCCTGCACCAGGTAGAGGAACGCAATCAGGCTGTAGCCGAGGTGCCGCTTGTGCTTGATCAACCGCACGCAGAATCGGTCGGGCATGAGGTCGTTTATCACCACATCGACATAGCCGATCGCGGTGGCCGCCGTCATCGCCAGCAGCACCGCCTGGCCGACGGCGCCGCCCTCGATCAGCAAGGTCGCCGTCAACGACACCGGCACGAACCAGGCCAGCAGGCAGGTGATAGTGGCCGCGAACAAGATCGCCACGCGCACCAGCAAGTCGAAGCGCAGCAGCCGGTGCGGGCCGCGGCGCTGGTCGTGGTACGGTGGTGCCGGCAGCGGCGCGTGGATCGTTGTGCGGCCCATCACGTCAACCCCGTTCCCCAGATCATCCACTCGGTCGCGGTGATCTTCTTGGCCACCGCGTGCCCGTTGGCCGCCAGCGTACGGCTGCCGGTGGTGCCGCCGGGGGACAGGCGCATGGTGTCGGTGGTGATGGCGATGGTGAGCACGCCGGCGCCGTTCTGGTTGAAAATCTCGATCTCGGTGCCGATCGGGAACGCCACCGACGCATTGGCCGGGATGGTCCAGATGCGCGCGGTGGTGTCGGCGCTGGGGTGCAGGAACGCCAGGTTGTGCGTGGTGGCAGTGGGCAGCGCGAACGTCATGGCCGCGCTCACGCTGCTGAGTGATCGGCCCCGTGCCAGCTCGACGAGGCCGGCGTTGATCAGTGTCTCGGCGTTTTCGACGCCGCCGTCGGGGATCAGGTCCATGGGGTGCTCCGTGGGTTTGGAATGGGTCAGACCGTGGCGCGCAGGCCGGTGCCGCGGCCGACGGTGGCGCTGATCTGGAAGATCTCGATGTACAGGGTGCTTTGCGGCGCGCCGAAGTCGGTGGTCTGGTCGGCCGCCGGGTAGGTCACCTGGCTGTCGGTGGCGGCCAGCGTGCGCTTGAGCGTGGTGTAGGTGCCATCGGCATACACGTCGACCTCGTAGGCCTCGGCCGCTTCGCCCAGGCGGTTGCTCCATGGCAGCGGGCCGGTAATGCGGGTGGACAAGCGGGTGCGGCGGTACCAGTGCAGCACGGTGTCGGAAGCCGACCGGTCGGCGCTGGCCAGCACGGGAGCCAATGGCTTGAGCGTGCCGCCCAGCGGGGTGATGGTCTTGGCCGTGACGGCGCTGAGCAGTTGCCCCGCGGTGACTGCCTTCACATACCGCAGCACGCCCAGCTGCGCCACCTGCAGCGCCATGAAGCGCACGCCCGCAGTGCCCAGCAGCACGAACCTGTCGCCGATGGCGTGGCCGGCCATGGCCGACTCGGTGCCGCGGCGCCCGCGCAACAGGCCAGACAGGGTGTAGACGCCCGGGCTGACCAGGGTAGCGGTGCGGAACTGCAGCAGCTCGTTGCCCAGCAAGGCCGCGTTGGTGCTACGACGTGCGATGACCTCGGCCGCCGTGGCGCTGGCGAGTTGGCCGTCGACCTCGACGGTGACGGTGCTGACGTCGTCCCACACGTTGCCACCTTGCCATACAGCCAGCGCGGTGGTGGCCTCGCCGATGACGGCCTGGCTACTCAGGCTCAGTCGCAGGTCGTAGGTGGTGTCGTCGGGGCTGTCGTACACGCCTGCGGCGCGCCAGGCGCTGCTGCCACCGCCGCTGACGGCCGCGTAGTAGCCTGGCGCGTCGTCGTCATCGCGCAGGGGGCCGATGTCGAGCAGCAGCCAGACAGTGTCCGCCACCGGCAACACGACGGACTGTGATGCCGTGGCCCCGTCGGTGATGCCGGCCTGGGTGAGCACCGAGGCATCGTCGAGCACGGCCTCGAACGCGCTGACGCCGCCGGTGTCCTCGCGCTTGACCAAGCGCAGCCGGTAGGTGGAGCCATCGTCGCCGGTGGCGATCACCACGTCTGTGGGCTCGAGCTCGGAATGGGCCAGACCCAGGTGTAGCGTGGTGGTCAGGAGCGACACGACGCTGTCGATGAGCATGGCATCGGCCATGGCCTTGGCCTCGGATGCGGTCAGGCCCAATGGCAGCGAGAGTGTGCTGGTGCTCTGCATGCTGGAGAGCAGCCGGTCGCTGTACTGGGTGTCGGTCTGGTAGTCGCCGTCGATGTTGTGGTAGGTGAGCGCGATCTGCGCCGGCAGCTCGAGCTCGTTGCCGTCGGTGAGCACCAAGGGGCCGGGCATGTCCTGCCCGGCGTTGTACATGCCCAGGTCCTGGTAGCTCAGCGTCTTGACAGGCGCCCCGCCGCGCGGGCGAAAGTAGATCTTGTCGCTGGCCACGGCCTCGAAGAAATACGCGCTGGCCAGCATGTCGAGCACCTGGCGGGCGCTGGTGACCTGGCTGATGGCCATGGCGCGCAGCGGCTGGGTGATGCTCTCCAGCGCGGTCACGTCGAACTGGTCGGCGGTGAGGCCTGCGCGCAGGCAGATGGCGGAGACGGCTTGGGCGATGGTGGTGGCCATGGGATCAGTTCCCCCTCAAGATGCGGCCATAAACCCAACTGCTGCGCGAATACACCACCACGGCGCCGGTCCCGGTGAGCAGCGCCGACACATCGACCTGCGAAGTGGGTGCGTCCGAGATCTCGACCAGGTCGGTCGCCGGCGCGCCACTGGACGAAAGGCGCCGAGCGTACATCTTGCCGGTCGCGCTCTCCGATACACCAGCAAAAACTGCGCCGGTGTCACACACTCGGTGCGACGCCACAGCGAATCCGTCGCCGGCGGATTGCACGGTGGATCCACCGCCAGACGCGGTGACGAGGACGGAGCGCGAGTTGCTGATGCCGGGCACTCCGGTGAACTTGCTGTATGCAACTAGCGCACTAGCGCCGCTGATCCTGGTGATCGACAAGGGACCCGCGTCGGTGTCGATGACGTCGGACAGTGCGCCGAACGTCACGGTGTCGCCAGAGACTGCGAGCGAGGCGACCCGCAGATCGTCGGTCCCGCCACCCGTCTCGGTCACCATAAGGCCGCTGGATGCTCCAAGTGCGACCCCCAGCGAGTAGAGCATCGGTTCAGCGTAGGACGATGAGATATTCAGCGCGCCGATCACCGGGGCGGTCCAGCCGCTCACGGTGATGACGACCGCGCCGAATCGATAGGTGTCGTACAGGTAGGTGGTGAGAAACCGCGTGGCGTCCAGCGGCGACATACTGGTACCGGAGGAGGCGTCACCGAAAACGCCGGGCGACGTGCCCGATGGAAACAGCGTCGATGCGCCAGCGACCACCGATGTGCCGATGTGGCCCACGATGCGTGCTCGGGGCCGCAGATCAGCCGCCTCCTTGGAAATCCACAGCGCCTGCGTGTCGGAGATGCGCTCGAGGTTGCCGATGCTGGTGGTCGAGCCTGTGAGGCCCGTCGAGCTGACCACGACCGGGTCCGCGCCACTGATGTCGATCAGCGACGCGCGTGCGCCGGAACTCCCGTTCGAATAGACGCACAAGGCGTACTGCTCGGACAGCACCACCACCTGCGGCGATGTGTTGGGGCCGATCGACACCTCGGCGCTGGTCTCCAGTGTGGGGATGGCGTCGGAGATCTCGAACGTCTCGTTCGGGATCTGGCCACTGGAGCCCAATTGCCAACCCTCGATGAACACCGTTCCGCGCCCGCGGTAGGCCAGCGCATTGGCAGTGCCGACCGCGGCCTCGTAGGTGGGGTCGGGCAGCTGGTCGGCGCTGCCGTCGTAGAAGGTGATGCGGCGCCACTGGGGCGCGGCGTCGCTGGCGGCGATGGTGGCGGGGTCGGCTCCGGCAGACTTGTTCCAGATCAGCTCGCCGTTCTGCCAGGTGCGCGATATGCCGGGCACGATGTTGTCGGTCAGCAGGATCAGCACGTCGACCTCGTAGGTGTACGTGGTGAACTCCGAGCCGCCGCCGCCCTTGCCTTGCTCGGTGGTGGTGGCGATCTCGCGCTTATTGCTGGCCCAGATGATCTGGCCGGCCAGGCGCGGCGTGCCGAGCACGTAAGGGATGGGTGTGCCGTAGGCACTGCTGGAGACGGTGAGGTCGCTCAGGCGCGGACCCTCGCCCTTTTGCTTCGGTGCGAACAAGCTGCCGACGACAGAGCCGATGGCCCAGCCCAGGCCGGAGCCGGAGATGCCGAGCGCGGCAATGCCGAAGCCCGGGATGGCGCCGCCGATCGCGGCGCCGGCAGCGGCGATGACGAGCTGCGCCATTACGCGACCCCCGGCAGCTCGAACGCGGCCACGAAGCGCATCGCGCTGCTGAACATGAGCCGGGTCTCGATCACCCGAGGTGGCCGCGCGATGGCAGCCGCATGAATGATGGACAGGCCGCCGTGGCGGTAGTCGCCCAGGATGCCGAGGTGCTGGGGATCGCCGCCGAACGCGACGACGATGACCTGGCCGGGCTGCAGCGCCGCGTCGACGGGCAGACGCTGCATGAGCGCGCCAGCCTGGTGCACGAGGCTGGAGCCATCGGGCGTGCGCGCGTAGGGCGGCACGTCGAACTCCGGCGCGCACAGGCCCAGCTCGCGGCCGACGCCGATGACCAGACCCACGCAATCGACGCCCAGGCCCTTGGCGCGGGCCTGGTGGTGGTAGGGGGTGTCGATCCAGCTGCGCGCGGCCTGCACGACCTTGGCGCGGGTGGTGATGGGGATGGTGGTCATGGCGGGCTGGTGATGGCGTCGATGCCGGGCAGGTGCGGCTCGGCCTGCATGTTGAGCACGTTGTTGAACTTGTCGCGGCAGTCCTCCAACCGCTTGCGGCAACCGGCCACGATGGAGAAGCTGTGCCCCACCGCGACGGTGAGCAGCGGCGGCAGCATCAGCGTGAGCACGCCGCCGCCGGCGTGCGTCTTGACCTTGAACGACAGGTCGGCGCTGGGGCCGCTGGTCCAGGTGAGGATGCCTTCGCCGAAGTAGTCGGCGGCCTGGGCCAGGCTGCTGGCGGTGAACACCTGGTTGCTGGCCACGCTGGTGACGCTGGCGGTGTGCGTCCAGGGCGCCAGATCGACAGTACACAGCGGGGAGCCCAGCCGGGTGCGGCAGGTCTTGCTGCTGACGCTGCCGATGGGCTCTTGCAGGATCTGCTGCAGGCCGCGCAGTTCGGCCACCACGTAGCCCTCGCGCAGGGCCACGTTGCCGATGGTGCCGGCCATGCGCACCTGGACGCCGTTGCCTGTGGCACGGGCGTTGCAGCGCGAAATGGTGAAGGCGGCGCTGCGCCATTTGCCGGTGAGAACGTCGGCACTGGTAAAAGTTGAGCCGTCGTCGAGCGTGGTCAGCTCGAGGTTGTCGACGGCCAGGCCGGCGGCGGTGACCATGCCCGAGACATCGAGGCCGGGGCCTGCGCGGTAGGTCACGCCGTCCACATCGATGTCACTGGACCAGCTGGTGAAGGCGAACACCTGAGCATCGGTGCGCACGACTTTGAGCAGCCAGGCCAGCGAGGTGCTGCCCAGCGCCATGTCGGCGGCCAGTGCGACGGGGGTGACGATCATTATTCGATGACCTCGATCAGCACGACGTTGGGCCCGACGACGAATCGGCCGTCGTAGGGACCACCGCGCACGATGTCCCAGTCGAGCTCGTCGGCCAGGAAATGCACCGGCACGTAGAACGCGCCCGACCAGGTGATGGTGTTGGCGGCGGGCGCGGACGGGATGGTGACGACGCCGGTGTCGGCGTTGAGGGTGTAGCCGCTGCCAGATACCAAAGGCGTGCCCGAGACTTGGATGACGAAGCCGGCGGCGCGTGGGCGGGTGATCTTGCGGTCTTTGGTGCGCGAGCTGCCGGCGCTGGTGTAGCGCTTGTGCAGCTGGTAGGTGGTGCCGGTGATGAGCGTGGCGATGCCTTGCGTGATGCTCGCGCTTGCGTCCTTCGGGTCGGGCAGCAGCAGGCCGAAGGCGCCGCCATCGGTGACTTCGTGCAGGCCTTCGAGGTCTTGCCACTGAGGCAGCGTGAGGGGCACGCTGCCGAACTCGTACTGGCGCTGGGTGAGGTCGGCGTCGACGTTGATCTGCACGCGGCCATTGCGGGCCTGGGTGCGGGTGTTGCGCCGGATGTTCTTGCCACGCACGCCGGCGCTGAGTAGGCGCTCGGGCATGACGACATCGGACAGGACGGTGAGGGATGCCATGGTTTTGCGTTACAGGTTGCGCGCGGCGAGCTGCAACTGGCGGCTGGCGTCGGCCGCAGCCTGCAGCGTGGTGGCGCGGCTGGTGCCGGGGGCGAATAATTGGTTGATGGTGACGATGACGTTGCGGCCGGCGCTTTGTTGGCCCTTGCTGTGGTCGATGACGGTCTCGCGCGGGTGCAGCATGGCCAGGCGGCCGCCTTTGCCGTCCAGGCCGCCGATGCGCGGGCCGTCGCCGGTAAAGCCGCCGCCGTCGAAGCTGAATATCTTGCTGAACAGGCCAGATAGAGCGCCGCCGATGCCACCACCGGATCCGCCGCCTTTGAACATGTCAGTGACCGCTTTTGTGAACGGTTCGGTGACTAGCTTTCTCGTGACGATCCGTAGTGCATCCTGCTCGACGGCGCGGATCAGATTCCCAAAACCTTTCCACGCAACGATCGCGTCTTCGGCGGCAGACGCAAACGTCAACCCAAGCTCTTCGGCGATGGATTTTGTTTTCTCCATCTTGTCATTCGTAAGGCCCAGGCGAGCGGTCACCGCTTCGAGGTATTGCTTCTCCGAGATGGCTCCCTTTTCGAACAGCTCGGTGAGGAACAGCATGTCGGAGCGTGATTCCTGCAGCTGCCGAGTGGCCGTGGGCGCGAGCAGGCGCTCGATCCGCGATTGGTTGGCATCCTCGCGGGCGCGCTCCTGCGCGAGTGCCTCCGCGCTGGCCTCGCGGCCCAGGCGGATGCCTTCGGCCTCGGCCTCGTTGATGGCTTTGATTTGGTCGAGCTGCCGGGCCAGTTGCAGGACGCGGGCGGCTTCATCGGTCGATGTGCCGGCGCCCTTTTTATGCAGAAAGATGCGCGCTTCTTCGACAGCACTGAGGTCTTGGGTTTTCTGGATCGCGCTTTCAAGGCCTTCGAGGTACCGCGCCAGCTCCTTGTTGGTGAGGTCGAGTTCCTTCTGCCGGGACGAGCCAGTGCCGCCGCTGGTGGTGGACGGCAGGCGCGGGGCGCGGCGCTTGGGCGCTGGTGGCTTGTCCAGCCCGAGCCGGCGGCGTTCGGCAGCGCTTTCGTCGTCGGGGTGGCTCACGCCGATGCCGTTGAGGCGGTCGGCGAACCGGCCCAGCTCGGTGTAGGCG